GTTGCATTCTAAGCTGATCGTTATAACGCTCAAACTCTCTAGCAGGTGCATCTGCTTGTTGTTGGAGTTGCCTTGCACGGTTGTACTCACCTGCATAGGAGCCATGCTGTATTGGATTAAATTGTACCATCACTCTTTAATTGCATTAGGTGCGCTTAGATTGGAACCAGCCATGTAGCCTGTCATCAAACCTTGAGTAACACTAGCTCCTATTTCCCAGCCACTTGGACCAAGTGCTGGTATGTAATCATCAGGCATAATACCACGTTGTGGAGCATACCCCATAATTCTTTCAGCTCTTCTATTAGCTGCATCTTTACGTTGCTTTAATTCTATAAAAGCAGCTTTTGCTCTATCTCTTAGCTGATCCTGTTTACCCCAACGTTCAGCTTTACGCCTTCCAATTAAAGCATCTCTTGCAGTTCCAACACGTTTAGCTGATTGTCCTGAACGTTCAAAACTTTTAGCAACATCTGGTCTAGAGAATAATGTTACATAATCTTTTGCAGTTTCTGAGAATATTTGAGCTACACCTTCGTTTAACTTAGATTGTTCAGCAAAGGCTCCTCTATTTTCAGCTGCAAGATTTTCAGCCCATGCATATTCAGCATCAATATGCTTATGATACCATTCTCCAAGATTGAAAGCATGTTGAATTTGAATCTTCTTCTGTTGCTTCTCTAGTAATTTTGCTCTTTGTTTATTTGTTGCAGAAGCTTTTTGAGTTTCTCCGATTTTACCAGCTATAGCTGTTCCAGCTGATAAAGCCATCATACCTGTTTGTAATGCAGTTAACTTGGCTGTAACGCCTAAAGCACCAACTGCTAATGGAACACACATTTTGCGAATTCTATAAAGGTTAAATTGTTGGGTCCATGTTTAAATTCCCGTAGAAATTTGAACCCTAAGTATCTTAATAATTTAAGATGTACTATGTTTCGTTTATCGACAATATTCCAAAGAAGCTTCTCTGTTCTACTGTTTAAAACACGTTTAGCTTCTTTAACAAAAGCTATTGGATAGTCATGAATGACTGGTGTGCATAACATCCATATCATTCCATTTGTATGTACTCCACCCATTCCGGCAGTCTTGCCGTTAGGTGCGGTAAAGTAGACACAAAAATCTACTCCAACAGCTTGCGGTAATACAACCATAGGATCTACCCCATGACCTTCTTCGACCTCTCTCAGGTCATCAGGGCGTAGGTTAGAGGCCACCTCAATGGCAGCCTCATATGTACATGGATAGGTGGTAAATTTAGACACGTTTATAATATCTATTTGTATAATCTCCTTCCCAACTCATAGAATATATAGTAGCAGGAGATGGGTGAGTTGATTTTAAACTGAATGTTAAATTAGTATTCCGTTCATAAACTGGTAAAGTATGTGTACGTTCTGTTAACCATGGACTAGTATTAGATTGATATAAATCTTGATAAGATGATTCAATCAATTCTGTATAGTCATCTTTACCATCACGTTTAATAGTAGTTTCATATACACCACTATCACCTAAACCTAATTTAATACGATGAACAACAACAGAAGCATTGATATCGGCTAACATTCTGTTGTTCTGAGTTTGTGTTACATAGATAGTAGGGAAGGTTACTTCCATATCATAATTATAACCAATATATAAATCATGATTATTTGTATCCCAATCACCATTTAATGTAGCAGTAGTACCACTAACAGAAGCTATTTCATAACGACC